TTTTAATCATGATTTTGACATTGACATCGACATCGACATCGACTCGATTGAAATCGATATCGATGAAAAAGACGAGCGCAAACACAATGTGTCTCGCAAAAAAAACTGGATAATGGAGGCGATGAATGAAGACAAACAAGCTTAAGTTCAACCCTAATAATCCGCGAAAATGTAGTAAAGACAAGCTTGAAAAAACAGCAGCGTGGGGGCACTTCGGCATCGGCATGCCGTGGGACGCATAATATGGCAACGACCAAAAAAGACAAGCCAAAGAGACCCGTAGGCAGACCGCGCATAGAGCTTGATCCAAAGCTAGCCAAAATATTTGGATATTTCCGTGCCACATACGACACAATGGCTGAGCAGATCGGCTGCCACGTGGATACAATCAGAGCTGCTATGCAAAAAGAAGATTCTGAATTTTCCAAGGCATATAAAAAAGGATTTTCTGGAATGAAGATGAAACTGTCCGAAGCTCAGGTCAAGACAGCGATTGAGGACAGAAATCCTACACTTTTAGTTTGGCTCGGCAAGCAGTATCTTGGGCAGAAAGATGTTCCGGATGCGCCGCAAGACCACAACAAACCCGAAATATGCATGCGCCCAGCGCGGCTGGCGGAATCCGATGAAGATTAACTTTTGTGAAGATCATTATTTGCCGCATCAATGGCAATTCCTGAACGATTGGAGCAGAACGCTTGGGCTAATCGGTGGGCTCGGATCTGGCAAGACTGCAGCGTTTCTTGCTAAGACATTCATCTGCCACATCAGCAGACCGGGCGCAACCGGAAGGAGTAATGTCGGCATCGGCTATCCATCTTATGGTGATGCGAAGGAATTGTTCTTCTACCCGTATTGTGATATGTTGGATATGGCGGGCATCAAATATGTAGAGAACAAATCAGAACTTACAATCAAAACCGAACAAGGTCAAGTCAAGATAGTGTCTGCATTCCATCCGGAGCGGATCAAGGGCTTTTCGTTCACCGATTTCGGTTTTGACGAGATCGATACGCTTGATTTGGCGAAAGGTAAGATCGCTGTCCGCCGGGCAAGAGAGCGTTTGCGCGGACGCAGAGACGCTCAATTGTTTATGGTTTCGTCACCGGAAGGCTTTTCCACCTGTTACGATGTGCTGAAGAAGAATCCGAATCCGGGCACATCCATCATTCATGCCGATACGCGATCGAACACATATCTCCCCGCCGAATACATTAATGATNTGCTGTCTACCTATGATGAACAGATGGCTATGGCATATATTAGTGGTCAATTTGTCAATCTGAACAACATGTCAGCACATTACGCGTTCAAGCGCGCTATCCATGTTCATGCCGTGCCGAAGCCAGATCTTGGTGACGTGATCCTTGTAGGGATAGATTTCAATGTCAATCCAATGACGGCTGCTTTGTGTTATGCCCGCGAAATTGACGGGCGCACACATTACTTTTTCTTTGCCGAATACTATCTTTTGAACGCCAACACATATCTGTTGTCAGATTTACTGGCAGAAGACTACCCGAATCGCGTATTGCGCTGCTATCCTGATCCGACTGGAATTGCGCGCAAAACATCATCAGACGCCAGCGATATAGAAATACTGAAGCGCAAGGGCTTTGATGTCCGGTATCGGCACGGCATAACGCAACGCAGATCTCTCAATATCGCCAATGGTGCATTTGCGCATAATGCTATCCACATCGACCCAAGCTGTGATAACTTGATTAACGATCTTGAACAGGTGGTCACCGATGCGGCTGGCGCTATCATGAAGCCAAACAACACAATGCTGACACATATTTCTGACGCAATGCGCAATATAATCGTTGTTGACGCATTGGTGAAACAAGAACAAACACCGTGGGATGTAGCATGAATTTAGATTTAATACGCAGAGCAAAAGTGAATAGCATAATGCAAGACGATTCACATCGGCGCATAATTACGCGCATGGCGATCGACTTCTACAACTACAACCAAGAACCGTATACTTTGGCGAAAATTAAAAGCCGATACCCGGACACATATACCGATCTGATTCACTATATTGTGGCGACAGATTTGTCCCGTGCGCTAACCCGCCAG